GTGGACGGATGGCCGACAAATTGATTGAAACTGGCGCTGCGTATATTCCCGGATGGGGCATTGATTACACAGCTGTATCAGCCTGAACAAACCAATTTATCCGACGGAGACAACACAATGACCGACAACGCACAACTGACCGCATATGTGGAACGCCGGGAGCGGCTGGAATCAGTTAAAACCGACGCGGCTGACGACATCAAAGAACTAAACGCAGAAGTCAAATCGTTTGGCTACGACCTGCCGACGTTTAACGCAGTAATTGCCCGCCGCAAGAAGGACCGGGACGCTGTGGCAGAGGCTGATGCGTTGCTGGACATGTATGAAACCGCAATTGCAGGGGGAAACTAAACATGCTTAACGCCGTAATTGCAGGCAACATCGGCGCAGACGCCGTGGTGCGCAACGCAGGGCAGACAACCGTGACCGGCTTTAACGTCGCAGTTGAACAGCGCGTCAAGGATGGAAAAAAAACGCAGTGGATCGGATGTTCGATGTGGGGCAAACGCGGCGAGACCCTGGCGCAATACCTGACAAAGGGCAGCAAGGTTTGCGTGTCTGGCGAATTGCAGACCAGGGAACACGACGGCAAGACGTATCTAGAGATGAACGTTCAGGACGTAACCTTGATGGGCGGCAAGCCTGACAACGGCGGCGGTTCTGGCGGCGGATACGATCAAGGCAATGGCGGCGGGCAGTCGTCTGGTGGCAACAGCGGCAGACGTCAAGATAGCGCGGACCTCGACGATTTGCCATTTTAATCTATTGCATATATAGCTGACGTATGCGACAAAGAAGGGGCCGGGCAGGATCGTCAAATCCACAGTCCCGGCCCTAATCATGAACGGTGGGAGAACCGCAATGACTGACAACAACATAACAGAAAACAAAGCAAAGGCGCAAGTGTTTGGCAACATCGCCACAGCCCTAGCATCTGCGCAGGCAAAGATGGGCAAGGCTTTGAAGTCTGCAAACAACCCGCATTTTAAAAGCAAATATGCAGACCTCGCCAGCGTTACTGAGGCATGCATGCCCGCTTTGAATGAAGCCGGCATAGCTGTGATTCAGCCGACCGGCGAAGATGAAACGGGCCGCTACGTTGAGACCATGCTAATTCACGGCCCTAGCGGCGAAGTCCTGAAATGCCGCGTCCCGCTGATCGTGCAAAAAAACGACATGCAGGGCTATGGATCGGCAGTGACATACGCGCGCCGATATGGGCTTATGAGCATGTCAGGCGTTGCCCCAGAGGACGACGACGGCAATGCAGCTGCAAAGTCACCGCCTCGCCAGCAAGCCCATAAAGAGCCGGTTGCAGGCGCAGTGGCAGAGGCGACGGCCATGTTGTTTGGCGCTGACGACCTCGACGACCTCAAGCGGATATGGACAAACGTTCCAAAGGACGTGCAAGCATCGCAGGCGGTTATCAACGCAAAGGACGCCCGCAAGGCTGAGATTTCACTGCTGTCCAAGGTCGCCGCGGCTGACGAAGGAGAGCAGCAATGACCGACAACACCCGCGCAGTGATTGGCGGAAACAGCCCGCCCGATCCAATCGAAGTTTTGACAGCGCAATATGATGACATAATCAGCGAGGCGCAAAACTGGTCCGACGGCGAAAGCGTTACGGACGAAGCGCAGATGAACGCGGTTGATGAACTTATCAAGCGGTTCAAAACATACCGCGCCGATCTGACTAAGGCGGCAAAAGAGCGAACCGACCCGCTTCACCAGGCGTGGAAATCTGAGGTTGCCGCAGTCAGGGTTTACACAGACGACGCTGACCTGCTGCAACGAACGCTTGTCGCTGCGGTTGCGCCATTTAAGGCCAAACTGGCGGCGGAAAAGGAAGCGGCACGCAAGGCGGCATGGCAGGCGGCGCAAGATGCTGAACGCGAAGCCAACGCAAAGGCTGCAGCAGCGGACACGGCGAACATCGAAGCCCAGCGCGAGGCGGCACAAGCGCAAGCGGCGGCAATGGAGGCCCGCAAGACGGCCAGCGCCGCGCAAAAGGACACCGTGAAGGGGATGCGAACTGTCCATTATCACGACATCGCAGACATGCGGGCGTTGGTGAACTGGATTGCGACAAACGACAAGCCTGCTATGGCCGCGTTTGCAGAGGCCTATGCTGCGCGCAATCACAAGGATATTCCTGACGCGGTTGTGCGTTCGTGGACGGCTAAGGAAGCGTTTTAATGACCACGCAAACAGGCATAACCCGCGTATTAAGTCGCATTTATGCCTGCGACACATCAGAAGAACTGCGCCGATATTGGGAAACTAATATCGGCGTGACATACAAGCACCTGCCGGAGGTTATCGCAGCCAAGGACCGGCGCAAGGAAACGCTAAAATGAGCGGCCATACGATCCGCCTTATTGGTGACGCCCAGCGCCGTCTAGCTTGCGACATGATCGCCAAGGCACCGGATAGGGCAATTATAACGATCAAGCCTGAAACGCGCAACGCAGACCAGAACGCGCTCATGTGGGTTTTGTTGTCTGACGTATCTAGGGCCAAGCCCGAAGGCCGCAAGTGGGTTCCTGAAACTTGGAAATGTGCATTCATGCAATCGCTGGGCCACCAGTGCCAGTTTGCAGACGGTCTAGACGGCAGCGGGCCTTTTCCTGTCGGGTTTAAATCAAGCAGACTATCGGTCAAACATATGGCTGATCTGATAACGGTCATACAGGAGTACGGCGACCGGCACAGCATTGCATGGTCAGAGCAAAAGGAAAGAAAGGCACGATGAAGCGCACCGGGTTTACGAGCAAGCCAAATGCGATGCGCCAGGTGTCCGCAAAGCGCACGGCAAAGCGGGCAAGCGCGCAGGGGCAGGCTGATCTGGCATACATGGGCCAAGTCCGGTCACTGCCATGCATCATCTGCGATACCTACGGCCTGACGCAGACGTCCAAGGTAGAGGCGCATCATTGGATAATGGATCGAGGCGGCACGAGAAAGACGCCAGACGACCAGACAATCCCGCTATGTCTAGGCCATCACAAAGGCGACTTCGACACCAGCAAGATAGCAATTCACAGAGCGCCTAAAGCATGGCGCGAAACATACGGGCCGGACCACGGCTACATCGGAATAACGCAGCGCATGGTTCGCAGCATGACAGGGGGATGAAATGGGACAAGAGTGGAAAGGGTCAAAGGCTCAACGCCAAGTCCTGCACCAAATGTTTGATGGACGCTGTGGATATTGCGGCGGAGTAATGACGAGAATGCAGGCTGACCACATTAAACCCGTAACGCGACTCACGACTGACCCTTGGGGCAAGCCATTGCCTGCCGCAGATCGTCGATTCATCAACCCCGAAAACAACGTCGTGGACAACATGATGCCTGCTTGTGCGCAATGCAACAACAGCAAGGGCGGCTATAATTTGGAAGAGTGGCGGGCTTTGATTCAGCGGGCTAATGAGGTTTTGGCTCGTGAAAAGCCCATATTTCGGGCAGCAGTTCGCCTTGGAACGATCAAGGTTGATACCAATCCTATCGTGTTTTATTTTGAAAAGGGGGGCAGCAATGACTGACAAGACAACCCGCGCGCAGAAGCGACAGCATCAACGCAAGATGGTCAAGGCGGGATACGTTCACGTTGCAGGGTGGTGTATGCCGGACGACGTATCCGCCGCAAGATACACGCAGGCGGCAACGGCGCTGCGCAAGGCAATCAACGCAACAGGGGAGGGAAAGTACGCGATGGCCGTGCTGCTGGACAAGGTGCGCACCGGAACGGCAATTGAGACGGACTTTGCCGAGTCATGGCCTCACGCAACGCAGTTAGAGCATAGCAACGCATGGCTGGCCTACATCGGATCACTGGATGGGGCGAAGAGACTGCACGATGCGGTTCTGCCCTGCATGTCGCAATATTCAATCGTCACCGACCCAACTTGCCTATGCGTCAAAGTATGTTGGTGGCCTGACGGGTTGTCTGTTGGCACCGAGGTTTGCGGAGAGGGTTGGAGCGAAGATGACCCCGCACGCGCGTGGCTACTGGCGATCCTGTCCGCGCTGATCGCAATGGAGGATTTGGGGTGACTGACACACGCCGCGCCACCACATTGCCGGAATGGCTGCAAGGCCAGCCCGCCGACATCCCGCTGTTGATCGCCAACGCCGCACTGTGCCGTGAACATACGCCGCTAGCATTGCGACAAGCTGCCATAGCGCTTGGGGTGCTGGACGCGATAGACGTCGCTTGGACGCCTTGGAATAACGGAGACAGAGCATGAGGCTGGTAATTTTAGAAAGCCCCTATGCGGGCAATGTTGAGGCGAATGTTGACTATGCTAGACTTTGCGTCCGCGACAGCCTGTTGCGCGGGGAAGCGCCGATTGCATCACACCTACTTTACACGCAGCCTGCAATTCTAAACGACGACATCCCAACCGAACGCGCATTGGGAATAGACGCGGGCCTAGCATGGCTATCTGTCGCCGAAGGTTCGGTGGTTTATGCAGATCAAGGAATATCTCGCGGGATGCAATATGGAATAGACGCGGCAACAGCAGCCGGGGTGCCTGTTGAAATTCGCCGCATTATCCCCAGCAAGGCGCACAGCAGCCAAGGAGACGACGCATGACCAAATATTTAGGCTACGTTGCAAGCGGGCAATGCCGCGACACGCATGCACCCGTCGCGAAGGAAGAAGGCAAGCCCGTGCGGGTCAACTGGATCCGCAAGCAGTTCTGGGTTGTCGAGGAACTGCGCCGAATAGGTGTAACCGCATGGTGCGGCAAGCGGATGGAGTTCAAGCGACTTTCGGGCGATCGGGATTGGACCGCGTTTGACGTGCCAGCCCTGCCGAATTACATCGTAATGGACCTAGACGATCACAACTACTTTGCGGCCACGCAGATTGATCACCTGTCCAGCACGCTCATGGCCGTGCCTAAGCGCGATCTGATCGGCGGCGATGGTGTTCTTGGCCTGCAAGGGTTCATGGATGACGCTGACAGCGCGTATAAGGCCGCTCAGCGCATTAACAGCGCCAGCCGCGATGAGGTCACGCAATACAACGAGGGGCAGCGCCTGCGGGCGATTAGCGGGCCGCTTAAGGATATGCTGGTTACGTTTGAACGGATGGTTGATGCTAACCGGGTTTCGGCAAGGACGGATCGGGGAATGCCGGTCGTGTTTGACGCGTTTGACGTAGAGGGGGCAGATTAATTCGTTTCGCATGTCGATTATGCTTGCAGCCTGTGTCGCGTAACGCTATAAGTGATGCATAGCAACGAAGCACACACCGGAGAATGACAATGACCGCAGCGCAAAAGCTTATCGCATCTTTTCACTCAGGCTCAACATTCTACACTGACAACGCAGTAAACATGGTCATAATCAAGGACAAAACTCCAGGAGCTACGGACTACACGTTGACTGTTATTGAGTCTGCAAAGCGCATCATGGAATACAAGCGCATGATAAACCGCATCCGCAAGGCGCGCGCAGAAAAGGAGGCAGCATGACCGCAGCAGAGCGCAACCGCCGCAAGCGCCGCCTAGAGGCCGCAGGGTTTAAAGCGCTACCTACGGGGTGGGTGCCAGTGGCATACGCTGCAAAGGTAGCCGCCCAGGTTGAGGCATACGCCGCTGACGTAGACGCCGCAGCCGCCAAGGCCTTGCCACTGGGGCGACCGAAGGCAAAACAAGGAATCACAGAATGACAGACCAAGAGCACGCAGACAAAATCAATAAAGCCGTTGCCGATCTGAACAAAGCAATACGAGGGGCTGCCAGCAATGGGTTGGGCGTATCGGTTTCATCCTTTTGTTACACACCAATCTTTTGCCCTCGCTGCGACATCATTCGGGTGGAGATTAGCCGAACGATATGACCCGCTTGCGCACCCTGTCCGCTTGTGGTATTATCGCCGCATTCGCGCCCATATAGGGTATAAGTTGCGGCGGACCGGGACTACCCAGCCGCGCAGTGCAGTGATGCTTGATAGGCAAAAGCCAAACGAGCGTTACGGGATAATTCCGTCTTAAGACGCGATTAAGCTATTCTAGCGCGGTGGGGAAGTAGCATCCCGCTTGGTTCATACCCAAGAGAGCACAGGTGCAAATCCTGTCTGCGCAACCAAATAACACCCCCCAGGCCTCTCGACGATGCTCAACACCGGGGGCTTACTGCCAACCAACAGGCGGGATGCCTTAACGATAGCAAAGGCGGGACGCCTGATGGCCATGACGCCAAAGCAAGCAAGGTTTGTTGAAGAATACCTAGTTGACCTGAACGCGACACAGGCCGCAATTCGTGCTGGATACAGCGCAAAGACCGCAAGATTCGTTGGGTGCGAAAACCTATCAAAACCCTACATAGCCGAAGCAATAGCCTCTGCGCAGTCGGAAAGATCGGCACGCACTGAGATAACGCAAGATTATGTCTTGGGTATTATCAAGGAAGCAATTGGCCTTTCGCGATCGACTGACAATGTGATGGGATTTTACAAGGGCGCTGAGCTACTCGGCAAGCACCTTGGCATGTTTAACGGAGACACCGCACCGGACGCTGGACACATAACAGTTGTGATCAAGCGCGATTAATCGTATGTTGACGATATGGACAATCACTTAGCTTATAAAAAACTTGTGGACGCCTTCACGGCGAGGTCTTTGACTGAACGCACTGAAATGCACCACATTGTGCCAAGAAGCCTTGGCGGCGGTAACGAGCCGACCAATATTGTCAGGCTCACACCAAAGGCGCACTTTGTAGCCCACAGGTTGCTGGCAAGAATCCACGGCGGTAAGATGTGGGCGGCATTGGCGTATATGTCGCGCGGGAATACGAAATCAGCTTGTGGCGTTAAGGTTACGTCAAGAACGTATGACTTGATCGCTAGAAAAGACGCGGCGTGGCGGTCTGAGTATTATACTCAAAACAACCCATTTAAGGGCAAGAAGCACTCGCAAGAGGCGCTTGCAATGATGCGAGGCTCAAGGCCGTCCGTTTCTGGGGAAAACAACCCAAGGTACGGCAAGAAGAACAGCGAAGTCGGGGCCGTGATATCCTTTGTGCAGACTTACAGGCCGCGCGCCGTTGCTGTTGACCTGACGCTGCGAAACCAAATTGACCGCGACCTTGTTGACCCTAGCAAGGAATTAAAGGCGCTGAACACAAAATACCGTAAAAGGGTTTCTGGGATGGCCGGCGCGTACGACACGCGCGGACGCAAAAACCCTAACTTTGGCAACGGCGCTAAGATAGCAGGTGACAAGAACCCCATGTTTGGCAAGTCTCAATCGGATGAGACAAAAGCAAAGATATCGGAAAAAGCAAAGCGCCAAGCGCAATGCCCTAATTGCGGAAAATTAGGTAGTGTCTCAAACATGAAACGGTGGCATTTTGACAACTGCAAGCACCAGAACAATAGCCCTGCTGCCACACCAGTTTGACCTGATCGAGGACACCACAACGCGCATCCTTGGGCTTGTGAGCGGCTACGGAGGCGGAAAGACATACGCAGTTGCCCGCAAGGCGTGCACCTTGGCGTTATTGAACCCTGGGTCTGACGGGATTATAACTGAGCCCAACTTTCCGTTATTGACGCAAATCCTGATTCCGGAAGTTGAAGCCGCGCTCGAAGAATTTGGTATCCCGTTTCACTTCAATAAGTCAGAGGTTATTTTCTACTGCACCGTTTCCGGCAAGCAGACACGCATCATCTGCAAGAGCATGGAGCGTTACGACCGCTTAATCGGCGTAAACGCCGCGTGGGTGATCTTGGACGAATTTGACACGGCCAAGGCAGCCCTTGCATATTCAGCATTCGAAAAGCTAATGGGCCGCTTGCGGGCTGGCAATGTTCGGCAAATGGTCATCGTATCAACGCCGGAAGGCTTTAAAGCGATGCACCGAATTTTTGTAAAAGACGCAGGCGAAGGCAGGCGTTTGCTAAGGGCTAGAACCCAAGACAACAAGCACTTGCCGCCTGATTTTATCCAATCGCTTTTGGACACCTACCCAGACGAACTAATTAGCGCATACTTGGATGGCGAATTTGTCAACTTAACATCGGGCAGCGTTTACACGTCATACGACCGCGAAGTAAACCGCAGCCGCGAGACGCTGCAACCTGGCGAACCGATCAAGCTGGGTATGGACTTTAACGTAGGCAACATGGCCGCGTGCGCTTACGTCCTGCGCGAAAACGATTGGCACTGCGTGGACGAAATCAAGGGCGGGCGAGACACCCCGGCGATGATTGACACGATCAAGGACCGCTGGGCAGGGCACCACGTTACGATATATCCCGACGCCAGCGGCGCTAACGCCAGCAGCAAGGGCGCATCAATCTCTGACATCGGGTTGTTACGCGGCGCAGGTTTTACAATCCGCGCCAAGCCGTCGAACCCCCGCGTTAAGGACCGGATCCTAGCCGTCAACATGGCGTTTCAAAACAAGCGCGTGTTTGTCAATCCCGATACGTGCCCAGAGACTGCCCGTTGCCTTGAGCAGCAGGCATACGACGCTAACGGCGAGCCTGACAAAAAGACGGGCCTTGACCACCAGAATGACGCAGCAGGATATCCGCTAGCGTATGAAATGCCCGTCGTGAAGCCCACATTTGAATCTCGGAGTTTACGTTTATGACCGCAGTCGCCGCAAGATCAAAAGCTGTCGCACAGATGGTGGAAGCTTCCGCCCGTGGTCGCGCTTTGATGGGCGGCACGCAGGGCATGCGCCGCAAAAGCACAACTTACCTGCCAAAGTTCACGGCTGAATCGCAAGAGACATACGACGAGCGCTTGGCTATGTCGTGGCTGTTTAACGGCTATAAAAAAGCAATCCGCGACATGACTGGCCGGGTCTTTCGCAGGCCGGTTGAGCTTGCCGAGGAAACCCCAGACGACATTGCAGAATGGGCCAAGAATATTGACCTTGCCGGACGGGATTTATCCACGTTTGCG